ATGGGCCGGTTCATCAGCGAAGATTCCTATGGCTTCGCGTCAGGCGATGTGAACTTCTACGCCTACGCTCTGGGTAACCCGATCAGTTACAGTGATCCTTCAGGACACATCGCTTGGTTTGTCGTGCTGCCGCTGATATGGGCTGGGATAGAGATTGCCCTATCCATATACGACGCCTGTGACACCGGAAGGACCCTGCTCGACCCCTGCGAGACCACCGAGGCAAAGGTGATCGCCGCCGTAGGATTCGGTATCGGGCTCGCCGCTCCTGGAGGTGGATATGGCGCGGGATCAAAGAAGGTCTATCAGTACGCCCTCCGGGCCAGGGCCGACGGCTGGTATCCTGTGATGACCAGAGGCAGCAAAGCTCCCACTGCCCAGGCTTGGCTGTCAGAGGGTGACGTGTGGAAGTTTGGCACCACCCAGAGCCCTAGAACACGGTATTCGCAGAACTATTTGGACGGAATTGGGACCGGCGGCGTGGACTATTACTCTGAGTTTGGAGGGACAAAGGCGGAGTCACTCATGCTTGAGCAAATGAAAATTGATAACTCCCGTCATCAGACAGGTCAGCTTCCGCCAGGAAATAAGATCAGAAGGTAGGGATTGCGATGAAGTTGAGCTTTACTGCAGACTGCAATTGGGAAGCCAAGGTGGGTCGAATTAAAAGCCATTACGTTGAGCATGCTACGGAGTTTGCCGACAAAAAGTATGGCGAAGAAGTGGTAAGTGTGGCCTTGTTGTTCATGTGTCGAGACCCTGAACTTGGCTTCAGTCGCAGGGTGCAGTTCCGCAGGAAGAAGGCGGAGTTTTACACTGATGTCATGCTGGATTTGCCGACAATAGTCCCGCTTTCGATGAAGGAAAAGATGCGATACGTTTCCCGGGAGCTACTTGAGCAGCTTTCAGAACAGCTTAACAAAGTGAAGTTCAGAGATTTCGATAAGGCTCGCTTTATTGGCGACTTGGATATTTGGCTGAGGGACATCGAAAGCCGATATGACGGAGAGACATCGGGTGCGTGGGGCTACGATCCAGGTGAGGGGTCGTAGTTGCGTAGCATGTCTTTCCTTGAGCCATTACCGCCCTGGCAGAGGTTGAGTCGGTTCTGTCGGGGCGCTCGACGCGTTTCGCCGCCCACGCCGCCCGGCTGAGTACGGCGCGGATCACCGGTGATCAAGCAAATTTCGCAAGAGTCGAGGTGACGATCAGGAGAGGGGCGAACCTCTTCCTTTAGGTTGGCCCAGCTTCGTGGAAGAGGTGGGTTCGGCGTGGGGAGGGTGCCACCTGAGATCGAGCCGGCATTGCGCCGGCCCGCGGCACCTCAGAAGTTTAGGGTGGGGTGGTGGTCGATGCCTTTGCTTAGGGCTGTGCTATCCGAACGTCACGCGCAACTCAGGCCGATGGCTCGTGTGCAAAATTGCAATGGGGGCGGGCGATCTATAGCGCTCTGGAAGCGCACTCAAGTTGCACTCATGCTCCGAGAGGAGGATGCCTTCCGCGTAGCCCTGGGGGAGCACCGCCAGTCTCACCAGTAGATCCAGTTCCGCGTTGCTCACCAGTCGCGGGCTGGAATGGCTGAGTTTGTTCAAGAGATCATCTACGAAGCTCAAGTAGTTGGGGTGAATCGCTCGATAGCGTGCTCAGAAATGAAGCTAACGGTCATAGCCGTCTCCCAAATTAGATGCTCTCGAAAGCGCGTGGCTGCAGCGCCTTGGCAACATCATTGGAGATGCAACAGATTCGCGACGCCCCATTGGTGATGCACCAAGATCACAGCGAGTCATTGGGACTGCACGTAGCTCAGCGCATCAATTGCTACAAGTTGCCGCAGACCCTGATCGGACGAAGGAGGAAGCCGTAGCTGCCAAGCCGCGAGGGGCAGGCTGGGAGGCTGGCTTCTTGGCTTGGCATAGCAAGGCCGGTGATTGAGGCGAACGGTACGCCAGCGTCCCCGGGGATGCTTGGAACATAATATACATACCGCCGTTCTCGGCGCCGCTAACCGCCTGAATTTGGGCGGTTTTTGCGTTTGCGAGGCCCGGCATCGACAGCGCTACCAGCGCGACGACCGCAGCCGCCGCGCCCATTCGGTCCAGCATCAACCGCCAGAGCGCACGTTCGGTTGCCGTCGTTGCGCGCTCTGCATGAATCATGGCGATCCAAGTCGGGCCATCGAGCTTCGCCAGCGCGCAGATTTGCGCAATTCGTTCATCTGAGAGCGGCTTCTCGCCCGCGCGAGCCTTCGACAGCAGCTGCCTCTGAATTCCCAGTCGAGCCGCCAAAGCGTTGTCTGACGGGATTCCCGTGCGTTCGCGGGCGGCATCGAGCAGTTCACCTACGGCGGTCATGGTGTCCTCTTGGTTGACAACGTGTGGTCCTTTTAGATTACATGCTCCGCGTGGTCCAGATGGACCACACCCGCCAACGACACCCCAAGGCCGTTGGCGGGTTCTCTTGGGGCTTGGGGTGGGGGAGCAGGGATGATCGATCCGTTCATTGCCTTCGTGCTGCTGGCGGCCATCGTGGCCGTCTCGATTGGCATCGCCAAACTCGTTTCGTGGTGCCTCGACCGGCGTGGGGATTCTGCCCGTCGTAGTGCACGCGAAGCGGCCTTTGAAGCCCAGGCACGCGCCGAGCTGGCCGCAACCGGCTGGACCCCGAGCCATGAGGCGCTCTATCAGGCCGAGATCGCGGCAACCAAGCGCGGCGATCTGCTGGCCGCCGCCAACTACGCCGAGCAGCGGGAGGCCGCCGATGTTCGCTGAGTTCTTGCGTGAGCCGCTTGTTGTTTTCGTGCTGGGCGGCGTGCTGCTTACCGGCCTTTATTGGTCGCTGGTGTTCGCCCTGCGCGGCAAAGGGGGGCGCAATGGCAGTTGATCGCGCTCGCTTCCGGATGGCTGTAGAGGGCGGGACAGGGGGCTTTTCCCCGCTTTCGCCCGGTGAAAAGGGGCAGCGGGCGGCGGCGGAGATTGGCCCGGGGAGTAACACGGGCCAAAAGGGTCAGCAGGACGCAATCATCGACTACCTGACCATTGTGGTCCCGCTCTCCGCCCTTGAAGAAGTGAACTGCAAGAAGCTGGACCTCTTGCTGTTCCGGATCTTCGGCTTCCGTGGCGAGGTTGTTGCCGGTGCGATTCGTGAGAAGAACTGGAACTTCTACGAGCAGTCGGCGGTGTTGATCGACCGGGAAAACGAGGTGGTTGGTCGTGTCGGCATCGGCGGCAAGAAAAGCACCGTGTGCCTCAGCCTCACCGGCATGGGCTGCAAGTGGATTCGTGACTGGGCGCGCGTCTACAAGCAGTGCTCGATGTTGGACGCCAAGATTACCCGCGTTGACTGCGCGCACGACGATTACGAAGGCGAACGCCTGGACGTGCATGCGCTCCGCGAGGTTGCCGCGCAGGGCGGCTTTACCGAGGGCGGATGCCCTCCGCGTCACCGCTTCATTTCCGATGAAGGCCACAACACCGGCTGCACGCTGTATGTCGGCGGCAAAGGCCACAAGGAACTGTGTGTGTACGAGAAAGGCAAGGCCGAGGGGCTACCGTCCTCGCGCTGGGTGCGCGCGGAAGTGCGCCTGTACGGGAAGCACATGGAAATCCCGCTGGATGTGCTGTTGAACCCGGGTGCGTACCTGCGCGGTTCGTACAGCGCGCTGCACGACCTCATCAAGGGCGTGTGCACACGGCTGCGCACGATCCGCAAGCACGTCGAAGTTTCTGCCGAGGCAATGGTGCTCTGGATGGAGCGCCAAGTAGGCCCGGCTCTCAGTGTTCTGCGCGGAGCGTTCGGAGATTCATGGTCCGACTTCTGCGAGGCCCGCATCGTCCGTGACGGTCACCCCGGACGCTTTCGCGGTATTGCCAAGGGTGACGCACTCCATCGTTTCGTGAGGGAAGAACTATGCCCATCTGCCGCGTGAAGTCGGCTGCTGTCGACGAACAGCACAACGCCAAGACCAACTCCATCATCCGCTCCCAGATGGTCGGCCTCGACCTCGGCAACGGCTTCGAGTTGCCGTTTCGTGTCGGCCTCGGCCAGCGTCCGCCGTATCCGGCTGGGGAGTACGACATTGACCCCAAGTCGTTCGCGTTGTCGCCCTATGGCGACCTTGTCCTGAAGCGTTACGTGGACCTCGTTCCGCTGCAGGCGAAGGCCGCAGCCGTCCAGGCAAAGCCGTAAGCCATGGCCGTGCTGATTCCCGCATGCCGCGAAGCCGACTTGGACACGGCCACGGGGACCTGCACGGCTGTGGTCTGGATTCCTCAGCCGGCACTACTGCCGGAACTGCCGATTGAGGATGCACAGGCCATCGGCGCAAAGATCGCGCTGCTGTGGGCTGTCGCGTACGTGTTCCGGCTCATTCGCAAGAAAATCGAACAGTCCTAGGAGGACACATGCACAAGATGGTCAACGCCCTGAAGGGCAAGGGTGCCGCTCTGGCGGCTGTCGGCACTGCCGCGCTGGTGTCGGCTCCGGCATTCGCATCGGGTGGTGGTGGCGTAGACGTGGGTCCCGTGGTCACGGCGATCAACGCCGCACTCGGCCCGATCGGTCAGATCGGCGCTGCGGTGCTGACCGTGCTGGTCGGCGTCAAGGTCTACAAGTGGGTGCGCCGCGCAATGTAACGGCAACCGGGGGGCAGGGCCGACTCCCTCCCCCCGGTCTTCAACGCCCTGGACAGGGCAGGGGGTTTGGAATGGAAGGGTGGATCTGGCTCTGCGCATGGCTGGTGGCCTGCGCGATCATCTTTGTGGATTTCAGCTGATGCACGTGCATGCGTTCTCGCGCCGTTGCATTGGAGTTCTTCTGGCGATATGCGGCCTTCTGGCGCTGATCTTCGCAGCGCCCGTAAAGGCGCAGGATCGTAGTTGTTCCAATAGTCCTACGGTGCTGACCAGCTGGTGCACCGACGAGGGCAAGGCATTCGCTGCTGCGAACGCGACCGCATCGGCGCAGGCGACACTGTCGAACAACAGTTCTCCGGGCGTTTGGTGCCCAGGCGTCGCCCGGTCTGGGCAAAACGCGTTCACCGCTTATGTGACCCCCTGCAATTCCCCCGGCCCTCAGTGGGAAACCCGCACTCGGCTGTATGACAAGGACATGTCGTGCAAGAACCGTCCTGATTACAACGGCGCCTTTCCGGGTAGTCAGTACAAACCGCGTAGTGGCTCGGTGTCGTGCGACCTCGGGTGCACCGTGATGTGGACGCACAACGCGGACGGAACGGTCAATGGATCGCCGATAGGTGATACCTGTACTGCGGAAGATCACGATTCGGACGATGACTGCAAGGTCAACGGTCCGGAGTACTACTACAACCGGCAGATCGGCGTGTGCGAGCCCCAAGAGCCAGAGTGCAAGGGCGGCGCCAAGGCCAATTCGCTCGGAAAGTGTGAGCCGGAACCCTGCCCCGATGGTATGGGACAGCAGCAGGACGGCACATGCAAGAAGAAGAACAACGAATGCCCGTCCGGACAGGTGCGCTCTCCTGACGGGAAGTGCCTGCCGGGCGATGGTCAGTGCGCCAGTGGTGAGGTGCGTGGCCCCGACGGCACCTGCAAGAAGGACGGCGACGGTGACGGTCAACCGGATGAACCCGGCGAAAATGAGACGTTCTCGGGTGGCGACGATTGCAGCGTGCCGCCTTCGTGCAGCGGTTCGCCGATCTTGTGCGGGCAGGCGCGAATTCAGTGGCGCATCGACTGCAATACGCGCCGAAACCGGAACATCGCAGGCGGCGCGTGCAACACGATGCCCATCTGCACGGGTGACAAATGTGACGCCATGGAGTACGCGGGACTGCTGATGCAGTGGCGTTCTACGTGCGCGCTCGAAAAGATGGCGAGCAGTGGAAACGGCGGCAGTGAGGGCGGCGACGTTAAGGCGATTCGTGACGCCCTTACCGGCACCGGTGGGGCTGTCACAACGCCGGCTGATCGACCAGCTTCCGACGTGTGGACGCCAGGCAGTGGGCAACCGACGCGCCCCGATAGCTCCGGCTACGGCTGGGGCAGGGGATGTCCGCAGCCGCCTGCCATTGAGGTCATGGGTAGAACCATCGCGTTTGACACCACGCCGTTGTGCCGGTGGCTCGGCCTTGGCAGCTACTTCGTCGTGGGCCTTGCCGCGCTGTTCTGCCTCCGAATCATCGCCAGTAAGGATGCCTAACCATGCCAATGCTCATTAGCACGTTGCTGACCGCGCTCGCTGCGCTGTTCCGCTCAAAGTGGGGTCCATGGGTGGCCGAGGCCATGGTCTGGCTCGGCATTTCCTGGGCAACGAATGAGTTTCTTGTGGATCCATGGATCAGCCAGATGGAAGACGCAATGCGTGCCGGTGCGCCGGGCGGGGAGTGGGGTGCGCTGGTTGTGTCCTATGCGGGCATTATGAAATTCGACGTAGCGTGCACGATGATTGCCTCCGCTGTGACGGCCAAGTTCGCTGTCGGTGCCGCGAAGACGTTCCTGACGAAGCGGACCTGACATGCCTATCGAACTGTTCACCGGCCAGCCCGGCAACGGCAAAACCGCGCTGATGATGGAGCGCCTTGTTTCGGAGGCGAAGGCGGCGAGTCGTCCGATTTTCGCTGTCGGCATTGATGGTCTTGATCCCGGCCTTGCCACTGTGCTCGATGATGCGCGCCACTGGAATGACAAGGACGGCGACGGGAACTACATCATTCCGGATGGGTCGTTGATCTTCGTGGACGAAGCGTGGAAATGGTTCGGCCATCTCCATGATGCCACTCGGCAACAGACGCCAAGGCATGTGCTGGAACTGGCCGAACACCGGCACCGTGGCCTGGACTTCGTGTGGACCACGCAGCAGCCGAACCAGCTGTATCCGTTCGTGCGGGGTCTGATTGGCGCTCACTCGCACGTGGTTCGGCGCTTCGGAACGAAGATGCTTGACGTCTATCGCTGGGGCGAACTCAACGAGGAAATCAAGTCACTCGCAAAGCGGGATATGGCCCAGCGCACTACACGGCTGCTGCCCTCGCAGGTGTTCGGTCAGTACAAGTCTGCCGAGGTCCACACGATCAAGGCACGAATCCCCCTCAGGGTGTTGCTGCTTCCGGCAGTTATCGTCGTTGGCGCTGTCTGCGCCTACATGGCTTACCGGTCTCTCGTCCCATCTGCGCTCACAGATGGCGCGGGCAAAGAAGGGACGCAATCGGCGTCAGCCGATGCGGCCCCTTCGCCGTCGGGCGGCGGATCGCGCAAGGAAGACGCTCCTCGCTGGCCCTCAGCCGCTGCCTATGCCAAGGACCACATGCCGCGCATCAGCACCATGCCCTGGACGGCGCCGATCTTTGACGACCGACAGGCGCGAGCTGATCCGCAGCTGGTGTGCATGTCGTCACTGGAAGGTTTGGACGCGCAGGGCGTGCGTCAGGACGCAAGCTGCCGTTGCCTCACCGAGCAAGGTACAGCGTATGAGTTGAGTCAGCCCGAGTGCCGGACGCTGGCGCGCAATGGGCCTGTCTACAACCCATATCGGGAGCGGTCGGAGGATCGGCGGGACCAGCGCTTTGACGCGGCAAGCCAGCCACGGCAGGGCGAATCGGTTGGGCTGGCGGGCAGCGTCGTGCAGCACGTGGAGCGCACCATGGGCAGTTTCCCCGAGTCGCCCGCGTTCCCAACCGACAGCTACATGACCACGGCACCGGGACCGAACAAGCTATGACCAGCAGCGCACGCGAGGTATTGAAGTGGCTAGCCGTCGTTCTCATGACGTGCGATCACGTCGCCAAGGTGATCTACGGCGGCTATGTGCCAGGTCTCAGTGAGGCGGGCAGGGTAGCGTTCCCCCTGTTCGCACTGGTTATGGCCTACAACCTTGCCCAGCCCGGCGCCGACGTAGTCAAGTCGCTTCGCAGGCTCGGCATGTGGGGCCTGATCGCGCAGCCGGTACATGCGTTGGCATTCGGGTACTGGTTGCCGCTCAACATCCTGCTCACGTTCTCCCTGTGTGCTGCCGTCATCTATGCAGCCGCCCAGCGAAGGTGGGTTGCCCTGGCATTCGCCGCGGTGGCGCTGCCGGCATTCGTGGACTACCAATGGGCCGGGGTAGGGTTCGTGTTGCTGGCGTGGTTCGCCTTCAAGAGGCGCCAGTTCTGGCTGTTGGTGCCAGCATTCGCCGCGATCTGCTGGTTCAATGGCAACCTGTGGGCGCTGGCAGCGATTCCGGTGGCGTTGGGCCTGTCTCGGGCGTCATGGCCTGTGCCGCGCGGGCGGTGGGCCTTTTACGGCTACTACGTCGCGCACCTTGCCTGCATCGGCCTGCTGGCGCCTATACTGCGGTCATGAACCTGCGCCGCTACCTCGACATGCACTACTGGGTTGCCCGATGGATGGATCGGGCGTTCGCGCGTCAGCAGGCGCGCCAGAAGAACTGAGCTGTCACGGACAGGTCTCGCCGGGGACGTTTTCCCAGCCTCCAGGTATTCGGCGGAACAGCACACCTCCAATGCAGCGGATTTCGCCGCGCTGTTGCTGTTCTCGGCGTTCCGCCTGTTCGCGGTGCATTCGGATCGCGGCAATCTTCGCTTCCTTGGTGGGGTCTGGCTCCGTCTTCGGCGCGGGGATCGCGGCCGTCGTCGCTGGTTGCACTGGCGGCGCGTTGAAGCGCGCATTCCATGCATCCCCGGTTTTCAGGTGTAGCCAGATGCCAGCAGCGGCCATTCCAAGCAGTAGCACCGCCCACAGGCCCATCCACGGGAATTCCCAGCGCGGCTTCGGCAGTTCGGACAGGTAATCCGGTCGTTCGCGTTCCATACGGCTCCCCAAGGCGTCCTGCGCGCATTCTAGCCGGGGTGTAGGGGCAGCGCCCCTACGGAAGCGCCTCACACGCGCTGGCGAGGCTGAGGCCCTTGTTCATGAAGAGCTGCACGCGGTGGCTCGGCGTCGGGGCCAGCCATCGCCACCGATGACCGCTTTTCGGTGCGTCGCCGGACAGCATCTCGGAGATCTACAATTTCGGCAGCCTTGTACGCCAACGGTTTCCGGCGATCTCGAGCTCGAATCTTCGAGCTCGAAGCATCCTCCATCAACCTTCGCCATTCCTGCGCCTGCGCAGCTGTGAGCGAGAGCCAGGCCAGATCCTGCGGTTCCAGCTCGCGGCCTTCGGGGGTGACCAGTCGGTCAGCCTTAAACGAAAAACCGGCCCAAGGGCCGGTTAGGTTCCGATCACGCACAATCAGGCTCCATGCCGCAACAGGGACAGGGGGCGAGGCAAGAGCCGTGCCAGCCACCCCCTCAGGAGCTTGAACATAATATACATTATGCGAAATGATGTATCGGGCGTGATCCGGTTCATGGGTTCTGCTTGGCAATGGCTCCGGCTCTGGCTTGGCTCTGGCTTGGCTCTTGCCTCCCTGTTGGCTCCCCCGACAAGGATGAGATTGCAGCATGAGCAAAATCGATCCCCATGATCGCATCGACCTAACCGGCCCTTGGGCCGGTTTCGGATTCCAAGCTGGGCATATGTTCACCCCTGAGGGTCACCAACTGGAGCCTTGTGACATGACCTGGTGGTCCTTGACCTGCAACATCGCGCGGGAATGGCGGCTGATGATGGCTGAGGCGGCTCCCCGGACCGCAGCTGCACGGAAAGCTTCGACCACGGCGAAATCCAGCGTCATCTACCTAGCCGAAGCGCTCAGAATTCGCCGAGAACGACGGTTCTGCGTGCGTGATCCCGGCCCCGGCGCCGAGACGTCCAATGTGGTCTACATGAGTCGTGGGCCGAAACCGCGTCAGCGCGTGTAA